GCCTTCCAGACAGAGACGTCAATCGGATACTGTGCAAGCGTCTGCAGAATATACCCATGGCGGTTGACCATATCGCGAACTGGCGCCCCTTTTGACCAAACGGCGGCCGCTTTGTTGCCTAAGCCTTGCACTTGAGAAATTTTTTGAACTTGTTGGTTACCTATTTCCTCTATTGTCGATTGGTATTCATAGGCAAAGTTATCAAGGCGCTGCCGCATAAATGGGGATGCCGCTTTCACGAACTCCGCACACTCCTTAGGAGCTAGGCCATATTCTTTAAAAGCACGACCAATTAATGAAGCAGGCACTTTTGAGGCTGCAATGCTGAAACCCGTCCACTGCTGAAAGGTATTGATCAAATTTAAGAACATCACGTTCATGCCTGCGAGACCGCGCAAGTGATTGAACGTTCTGTCAACCCAACCGATTTTTCCATCAGATACCGTTTGACCAACTGCGCGCGTGAGGAACGGCTTTAACATCTGTGAGACCAATCTCGGATTATGCGCAGCGATAGCATCTTGGAATCTGTGATTCGTAATGATCTTGTCGACCTGCATGACGGCAGGAGCAATGTCTGCAAATCGAAGAACCTTCGCAATATGCATGCCGTAAGCCGCCACATTGAGCTGTAACGGCTGCGTGAAATCCTCAACGCGTGTTTTTGAAAACCCTGGTTTGTGAACAGGCATCAACGTGAGAAAGTTTGATCTCTCAAGCTCCTCCTGTTTCATCTGCGCATCTCGCTTTTGATAGAGATACCGATCGGTCACCGCCGGAACATAACCTCCTCGGTAGGTACCAAAGGGGGTCACTACGGACGTTGCCTGCACCTCTTCAAAGCGATACCCGTACATTTCCATGTAGGCCGCCTGTGCTTTTGGCTTAGTTTCCTCTAGCAGGTCCCAGATCGCTTGAACCGCATCCATATCGGCCTTCGTAACCCGCCCTTGCACGTACATGCGATTGATAAAACTGTCCCATGCCGAGGTGTCGACATACTGCGTGCCGTCATCGCGCTCCTTAATGGCAGCCCAGGCGTGACGCACGTTATTATCATCAATACCACGCCCACCCAAGAGCAACTTACGTTTGTTTGAGGCGTTCCCAGTGTGCAAAATTGCACCCATCAATTCAGCTTTTGTATTGAAGGTGTAGTTAATTTCTGGAGCCTCAATCGCGTCGGACTGTTCCCATTCTTTCTCAGCAGATTGGAGAATTTCTCCAAACCGCCTTTGATATTCCATGTTCTCGTTCTTGTAACGTACGACAGCATTTTCGACGGGCTGATAGATGTACTTCGAGAAGATCCCTGCGCGGCCTCCATCCATAATGCGACACCAGGATTCAACACGCATCATGCTTGCCTTCCACCCCAAATAGTGAAAGCGCAGCTTCTCCATGGGCGTAACAGCAGATTTTGCCCCCGCCGAGAAGATGTCCTTTCCATTATCAATATGAGTTACTAGCTCATCCACAACCTCGGTGAGATTCTTGCGGCGGCCATGAAGCAGCACAGCACGGTCATCTCCTGCCTTCTTCCAAAAATCGTTCACCTGCTGCAGGATTGCTCGAACATCTGCGACTGCATAAGTTCGCCAGTCATAATTGCGCCCTGGTGAATAGCCGTACGGTGCAAGAATTGCTTTGTACTCTTCAAACTTATTCGCATCGTTGTTCTTAAACTTTTCGATAGTCTTCTCAAGGGCATTAGCGTTCATGTCCTTCGGGTGGATACGACCAAAACCAGAAGCATTGAGGATATAGCGAGCCACGGCAATTACATCGATATCTCTAGTCTTTGCAAGCTCCTTGTCGCTCTTGAAAATCTGTTTGCGCAAATCGGAGAGATGATCCATCGTACGTTTAAAGTCGATCGCCATCAGTGCGAACTCATGGTTGAGAAGCTGCCGACGTTTTGCCATGGCCGCCTCCAACCGATCCCCGGCAACGAGTTTTGAGTAAGCCTCGCGCGAAGCTCGAGATTCAGCCGCCATGAAGGTCTTCGGATTGATCTTCCCTGCCCGCATTTGCTCAAACCGCTCGAGTGCAACTTGGCGAGCAGCCTCCCGAATCACTCGTGCACTCATAGTCTTGTCGCCGGCGAGGTATTTAAGCTCCGTCGCAACCATACGGCCGCGAGCCTCCGAATGGATCGCCTTCTCAATCAACTCCTCTTTCTTTACGGGATCGAAGTAATCACTCTTATTTTCTAAACAGATGCGAGATGTCTCATCTTGAATGATTTTCTCTCGATCTTTGCTGCCAGCAATTAAACCTGCCACTAACTGCTCGTTTGTTTTGAAGCGGGCAATCGGTTGAAGCAGTTGCCTGGCCGCCGTAATTGGAAACCCAGACTTCTTTGTTAGACCAAGTTTTTGAAGCTTCGCCACCACAGCAGGTTTAAGCCCCAGGCCATCCAAACTTTCAGGGTCAATCTTTAAGTTCTCAATACCAAAAACCTTGCCACCTGATTTAAGGGCATCGAATGCCGCGAATTCTTTTCTGGCATTGATACGAGCACGAACTTTTTCCTCAACTCTGTCGCGATAATCTTTCGCTTCACGATCAATACGACGAGCACTCCGCAGCCGAGCATTGACATACCACTTCTCGTCCTTTGCCTGTGCCTCAAAGAGCTTCGCTTCGCCCTGTGCTGTTGCTTCATCGCGTGCGGCCATTAACTCGCGCCACTGATCTTCCGGCATGTCCTCTGGTTTTTGGTCAAAGAGCGGTTTCAGGCCATTTGCAGATTCAGCCAAATCAAGATCTCGCTGTGCCACAAGCATGCGATCGAAAACGCGTTTCATGTCGGGAGAGATATCCGGCAAATCTTCACCAAACTCCGCCTGATAAGAGGAGCTCAGAGCCGCACGAGCATCTCCTGACCACTGCAAATAAACACTCTTTATCCATGATGCAAAGCGTGCGAAAAACCGCTCAAGGCTTCGCGTCGGTGCATGACCAGTTGATAGATAGCCCTCTGCCTGATAGGCGAAGCGTTCATGAAATTTCCGTTGTCCTTCAAACCCCAAAGCATCCCATTGGGCGACGTCCTTGAGGCCGAACTCCTTGAGTAGTGTCTCGACGTCCTCTGTCACACTGAGATCCACGCCGTCGAGCTTTGATAATTCAATCAAGTTCGCGAGGTACCAATGTGACATTTCGTGGGCAAAAGTCGAGAGATCAGCGTTCGGTGTAAGAGCGATGGTGTTTGTCAGAGGACTGAAGGAGCCGCGTTGTCCCGCGTTACTCTCTTGATAGAGCCCTGGAAACATCCCCCGAGCCTTGACAAGGTCATCTTCGGTGAGTACTCTGTCACCTGAAGCGTTGGAACCGCGAAAGGGATTGGTCCTGGAGTTAAGGTTCCAGCGCTTTATTTTTTCGGTATTTGCATAAACAACTGCATCATTTTGTTCTTGCAGACTAAAGAACAAGTCGTTTTTCTTACCAAATGCAGTTTTAACCAGATTAATGGTGCCGTAGTAACCTTGCGCCTCAAACTGGATGGGAACAACCACCGTTTTCCCCTTTGCGTCTAAAAGCTCAAGCATAAATGTGTAAGAACCTTGTCGACGGTCGTCCTTGAAGATGGCGATTGGATCAGCAAGCGCTGTAGGTAGCTGTTTCAGGACCTCACGCGTCATCTCAGGGTGTGAATGGTGTGTAGCGCTTGACCTTTCAGCCCAAGGGAAAAACCCATCAAAGACGTGCGGATGCGCTTTCAGCTCATGAAAATCCGCACCAACCAAATGCATCACTAACGGTGTCTGCTTAAGCATCAGCACAGGTTGAGTAGGTTTGCTCTGCATCTGATCTATCTGCTTCTCCCAAGCGGCCACCTCCTGCGACAACTTCTCCTGGGGACTCGTGCCGTTCATCTGTGCGGTCACCCCATCCTGCCCATGCACAACCTGGTAAAAGCCCGGAACTTTCTCCTTTGCCTTGACAAGATCCGATTCTGTGAGTATGGTATTCCCCATAACGCCTTGAGAGCCCCGAAGGGAATTGGACCCGGAGTCATAAACGTTCTCAAGGTGTAGAGATGCGTCAGTGCGTAACCACTGACGCATTTTCTTTTGGTTCACGTAGGTATGCTTCGCCAGGATCGTCGGCATGATTTGTCCAATCCGTTCGGCTGGAATGCCCGAGCGCTGAGCGAGTAACGTCACCATTGACGCACCAAGTCGAGCCTGCGTGAGAACTTCCGCCTTTTGAAAATGTGGGGCGACAGTATGAATCTGCGCGGCAAGCATTTTTTCGATACGTGAGCTCTCCTGACGCCACTGTCGGTTTTCGACAGAATCTAAGAACCGATCGGCAAGTTTCTGCTCACTGCCATCGAAAGAGGCCTTCACGATCTGCTTCATGAGATCCTTGCGAGCCTGATCAACCTTGATTAGATCTGCCACACTCAAGGCATCCGGAGCAAGACGAACATGATCTGTAAGACGCTGTCCGAGCGGTGTACTTGCGAATTTAGTAGCGTACTCAGAGGTCGACACCTCAACATCGACTCCCAGATCGGCAGCAGCTTCAACCTGATCTGCGACTTCTGGCGCAATCTGCCGTAGATCAGTCATAGAGACGTTTTGATCAATCATTGCCTGACGGAACTCTGCTCCGTCAATGTAAGTGGTCGGCGCTCCTGCTGCATCTGCCTGACGAGCGATTAATGCCTGAATCTTGTTTGGAGCCGTCTGAATAGACTCCATCTGCGGCACAGCCTGTGCTGCTGTCTCAAAGAATTCTTTTGTTTGGTTTGCACGATGTACCTTATGTGCGCCAACGCCGACTGCAGCACCACCACCCAAAGCGCCAAGTACTGCCGTAGCCTGCAGCGTCTTCCAAGCGATTTCAGACAATCGATCAAAGAGTGCCTCTCCATTCACTGCATCAAAGTTTCCATTGGCATAAAGACGAGCTATCTCTTCGGACGCCATATTCACGCCTTCCTGCATGACTTCAGTTGCGACCTCTTCACCAACACCTCCTGCATAGGCCAATGCCGCATGCTTCAGAACTGTTCCCATCGTCGGCGTGGCAAGTGCGGCATTCACGGTCTTTGCCCCATACTTTGTCATCAAGGTACCAAGCAGAGGCTTGGCGGCGGAGCCAAGCACCTTTATGCCAACCATTTCTATAAGAGAGTTGACAGCCCCTGCTCCAGTCGACAACCAACGTGCAGCAGCCGGATCAACCTTAGCCATATACATGTCACGGTAAGAAGACCCTGCTTCGACATCAAAAGTGGACTGTGTTGCTGCACCAAGCGCTGACCCGCCGACAAGACCTGCCACAGTGCCAATACCAGGAATGACGGAAGCAGACATACCTCCGACCGCTGCACCTTTGGCCGCTCCTTCAATACCACTTCCCGAGAACATTGAAGAAATCATTTGACCAACTACAACAGCAGCCTCATAAATGGCATTTCCTTCGGCGTCTCCCGTAAGGGTTTTCATTTCCGACTCGAGCCGACGATCCTCACTGAGGAGATGTTCATCAATCCGCGTGAAGCCTTGACGCGCACGATTCCAAAGAAGTCCTTGTTCTGTCTGAAGCGTGCCAACTTTGTACCAATCACCAAGATGTCCAACGGTGTCAGACAAATAGTCACCAGGTCTCTTTACGAGCTGAATACGTTCGTCAAGTTCTTCATCCCCAGTGGATTCATCGTCGCCAAGACGCAGTGGCTTTTCACGGCTGAATGTTCCAGAAGGTTTGGTGTGCGGATCAATTTCAGGTTTCCATGACTGTGCCGATCCGAGCCTCCCAAACTGCTTCTCCATCAGTGCCAGCGGTTTCAGATCATTTTTGAAGATTGGCGCTTCAAGTGGGTTCTCCTGAAAATAACGACTCGAGGTCGGCAAATCTGCAAGCAACGTTTCGGTCTGTTCGCGCTGCAGGCGTTTCTCTTCTCGATCAAGGTTGAGTTCTACCTCAAGCTGTGAACGGTTGTAGTGCTCAGCAAGCGCCGCCACACGAATAGCCTTTTGCGAATCGCCGCGATCAAGTGCATCTGCCGCCATGCGACGAATTTCGTACTGATCATCAAAGTAGTTCCATTCCGGTTGTTCAATCGGAAGATCTTGCGCAGCATCCACAGTTGGCCCTGACGGCTCGGCCGCATTCGTTTGTGCTGTGAAGTCGCCAATCTGTTCAGGAAGCGTCACGCCTGTTGGCACCTCCGCGGAGACAGGAGTGACGTTAGTAGATTCTGCAGTGCTGCCGGGAACGGTAATCTGAGCCATTACTTTGCCTTCTGAGTATTCTGAAAAATGATGGCCGCGCACATGTTCGATATATCTTCATTAGTGATCTGTGCGTTCGACACATATTTGGATGCCTTACGGTGCTTCTCAAGCTCCCTCAAGGCTTGAGCCATCACTTCTGGCGGCCATCCATAGCCACGGCGCAACGCATCGGCCACGGCTTTTTGTTCCTTCGACAGTGAATCAAGCTGAATGCCAAATTTTTTAAGAACGAATGTCTTGTTGTCAGCATCAGACCCAGACGCTTTGTAAGCACCACGGAAAAGCCCCGAAGCAATATCCGTTACTGCACCGGAATTGATCGCCTCAAAGGCATAAGGATCATCAGAGAACCATCCAGAACCCTCCAGCCTAGATACGATCCCCGCTTTGCCGCGCTCAAGAACATCTCGTGGTATGACACCTTTCTGATACTGTTGCGCCTGATAATCGAACCATTCGCCAGCCGCATTTAAAACCTCCGGCCAACGTGCTTTCAGTTTTTTATTTGCCTTCACTAACGATTTCACGTCGCTCAGGTAAGCCTTTCGATCTTCATTCGATAACTGTTCCTGAGTTCGCTTAAGCCCTTTTAAATCAGTAGGGCTGATTCGATCAGCAAAAGAATTCAAATTGAGATTGGCAAATCTTTCTGGATCCTGAGCAGACATGCGTTCTAACATCCCCCATGTCGTCATATCTGTTTTTACAGATTCCCCACGTTCAAGCTTGCCAATATAAGTATTCAGTGACAGGTATCCCTTAGGATCAAGTTCGCGAAGATCTTCCATCAAGGTGGTCGGAATCGTCACTTCCTCACCTTTCGAAACTTTGTCCGCTACGAAATTCCAAACCGCATCCGTGATCTCTGAGAGACGCTCTTTTTTGATTGCATCTTCAAGGGCGTAGTGTTTCTTCACGATTCTCTCTACACCAGCACGAGATTTTTCATCCTGACCAGCCACTGCTTTAAGGGCTTCTGACTCTGAATTAGCCGACTTCAGAATGCTCGCCGCGATACGCTTTTCCTTCTGATCCTGAAGCCCTGCCCGGACATACTTATCAGCCTGTGCGATTTGGTCGGCCGACATCTCATCCCGATGCGCCGACAGATATGCTTTTGCCTCCGTAGGAGACAGATCGTCAACCATCTTGGAGATACGCATGGCATGAATCGGCCCCATATATTTAGCCATGTCGACCGTCTTGCCGCTAATTCGTGCAACTGTCAAAGCGGCGTCACGAACTACAGCCTCTCCTGAAGCTTGCAATTCGGGATCGTCCGAAAGCGCCTGAGTCATACCCAAACGGAATTGCGCCTGAGCCTGATCCACTTGATAGACCTGTGCTTGTTTGAACTCCCAAGAGCCAACATCACTTCTCAATTTGGCTGACGCATCCTGAAAGTAAGCATCCAATGCGGCACGCTGCCGTGGATTCCCTGCCTTCAAACGAATCGCATCGTATGTCTCTTTGAAATTTGCACTCACCTCATCCGTAAGACTCTTCCCATCCGGACGTTCAAGAGCATTAATCCCTAACAGGGTTTGATAGCCAGAATCTTTGTTGTAACGAAGATCAAGGCGCTTCTCTTCGAGCTGAGTAATCAAATCCTTGGCGCGAACCTGATCAAGTTCGCTCTGCCACTTGTCCACAGTCTGAGAGAATTTGTCGAACCTCTCTACTACGCTCTGTGCCAATGCGTCCTGTGAAAACTCTGTTTTAGGAGCCGCTTGAAGACCTCCCATGTTTTCCGTCGAACCAATAGCAACATTGATACTGAATGGATTTTTCGGAACAGTAATAGCCATATCTGCTCCTTATTTAGCGGCGCTCATGCCGCCGGCCGCTTTGCCGGCACCCTTACCAAAGAAGGAGCCAAAGTTCTGCCAGGTACTTCCGCTCATACCGCCGCCTTTTCCGCCACCAGACATGCTGCCCATCATGTCGGAGGATTCCATTGCGCTTCGTACCATCGTCGTAATCGCTGCTGCCCAAGGTGTGATGGATTTCTGCGCAGAGCGAACAGCCAAAGCCTTATTTGAGACGCCTACGGCAGCACGGCGGTATCCGAAAGACTGCGCGACGGCATTCGCCATGATCTGATTGACCTGAATCTCCTTCGAGATGTCGTAATCCGTTAAAACTTCTGCGCTTGAACCCTGAGCCCCAACACGCACACCATGTGCGGCCATGGAAGTTCGAGCCGAGGACTTCTGCTGTCCGGTTTGGAAGGAAATTGCTGAAGCTTGCTGCATGCCTGCACGCATGGCATCATCCGCGGCCGTCTGATACGTTCGCGCCTGCATATCCAGAAGCTCGGCTTGCATGCCAAGAATCGCCTTCTGCTGCTTTGCTTTGCGATAAGAGAGAAACGGGCCAAGCGTATCTTTAACGCCCTGATAACCGATTTTCATCCCCTGGACAAAGTTGTTGAAGTTCGGCATGCTCTTGATGCCTTCACCAATGGAATTGGTCGCTTCAACTTGCGTCATGCCTTTCGTGGCCGAAGACTGCTGCTGCCCCATTGATGTTTGAACAGGGGCATTCCAGGAATACGATCCGGCTCCAGATCGAAAAGTCCCATACGAGTCCCATGGTGATGATCGGTAGACATCAACGTTTAGGAAGCTCAGCGAACCTCTGTTTTCATTCATAGAAAATACCTCTCGAGATGCTCGAAAGGTACTTCCCTACCAGCTCGCTTTATGAACGCCGAAAAATCAAGCCGAGATAATCCCGGTGACCGCCTGTATTGTTACAGGCAGAGGATCCTCCTGTCTAACGCAGATCTGACCGGAATCTGTCCATGAGGGTTTGAGCTGCAATGGAATTTCTCCAGTCACAAGTTCAGCGGGATCTCCTGGTTGTTCTGCCTTACGCTGTTTGTATTCAACCATAGCAATATCATCAAAAGAATGGCCGGCTTGAATCCCTGAGGAACGGTAGACTCGTAGATAGACCTTCGTCACATTCTTCTGCCGAGCAGATCCATAACTCGAATCGTTCAGGACGCAAGGGAGAGTCTTCAGATCACTGGTATATGGCAGCCCTACATGAACAACAGACGCTGGGACTTCAAGGTTAACTCTTCCATCGCTGACTATTTGTTGAGGAAGCACAGCACCATCTGCCAGAATTGATACGGTTTTACCTTCAAGCCACGTTAACCCGCTAACAATCGTCGTTGGATTTCCTCGGTATGTTCCTCCACAATCAACAAAGAAGGCGTCAGCTTGACTGTCAAAGTTACGCTTCGCCATACGTTCAATGAAGCGTTGATTGTCTCGACGAACAACGCAGTAAAGGACATCCTCATCACCTTCGGCAACACAGGCACAGCTCTCAAAGGCGCCGTCTGTCTGATGTTGGTGCCATGCCCCAACTCCCTCAGAAGCAATGTACGTAAGCCCTAGGAGGGTGCCGTCTGAAGAAACAAACCAAAGCATCGGTACAGGTGCTTTTGAGAAAGTTTGGTCCTGTATCGTTTTGAAGTCGAAAAGATGAGGTGCGCGCAGACAGAGATCAGATGTAACAAACCCACCAGCCTGATACTGATATGCAAATTCGCGAACATGACCACCTCGAGCCGCACAATAGATAAGATTATTGTTGACCATCACCGGCTGCACGTTGGAGGCACCTTCAGCCGCCTGTGTTCGAGCACTGAAAGACGTCGGTGTGAGAGAGTCGGAGTTAAGAGAGTCAATGCGAACCTCGGCACCAGATGTCAGCAGTAGAAGTTGCGACAATGGAATGATGTGCCGAATCTGATTGAACTGTGTGACAGCAATTGCATAGGAAATACGATCTTCATCACGAGTTGGCAACGAATAGGAAAAATCAGATTCAGTTGCGGAACGAGACATCACAATGCGTTGAGGATCATTACGCATACCCGCAAAGCACCGGCGCTGTTCGAAATAGCCAACCGCAGCCGGATAGTCTCCGGCATCGCCGACCTGTAAGCGAATAGAAGCGCCTGCGCCACTTGCCGAATAAATGTGAGCTTGAGGATTCGTGTAACCACGCCCGCCACTTCGTATCGTCGCAGAAACAATCTTCCCATCAGCGACGCCGAGCGTAACCTCACCACCAAATCCGGTGGTGTCAGTGATATTACACGTAGGGGATTCAACAACTTCTAGGGGAATAAGAATTCGGTCGTACCACCAATCTTTAGAGCGCGCAAAATCAAAGCGAATTCTTAAATACGGCTTTTTGTAATTCGTCCCAGAATTATTCACGGTAATGCTTGTAATTTTTACTGTATATCGATATTCAGTATATGTCTCATCCGACGTATATCCTTCTCTAGATTCCGTTGATCTCGTGAATTCCCAAGAAACATCAGCCCCAGAACCAGGCCCATTTTCTTTTGGATGGTCGCCGTCGACAATTGCAATCTCTGGGTTCATTAGAGACCCAGAGAAAGATCCAGATTTCCACCCTGACTGAATGATCAGAGCCCCATCCTTATACGTGATACTGGGATTGAAATGATGTCCGGCTTCATCATGTTTAAATTTGTACCTGTCAGTCTTGCACTTGTCCTTGAACGTCTCTAGGAAATTCTTAGGCAGCGGGGCGATCCCCGCAGGCCAATAGCCAGATCCGCCATTCGTAACCGTTGCACTGATAATGCCCTTTGCTTGTTTAAAGACGTCGTCATAACGACGTGGAGTAATGCTCGTATCAGCTTTGATGTTGTCATCAATGATGGATGTTCCATCCGTATCGCCGATATAACCGTAAGGGCCTCCCTGATTCTTGTAGACACGATACCAAGATGCCCCTGCAACTGCATTCCAACTGATCTTGACCGTCGTACCGTATGCATAAAGATTGGCCACAACAGGCACAGATTTTGAAGCCTCACTTTCTGCTGTTTTATCTGCATTGAGCGACGAAACCCGATACTCAAACGTGTAATTGTTTTCATTCTTATCATCTGCAGCCTTTGCATTTCGTTCTGCTTTTACCCCCGTTGGCGCAGAAAGCGTTGGGTTGAAGCTCAATTTCTCGATACGCCAATCGGTGAGACTGTATCGACGCAGTTCGACAGGTGCATACGCAGGATGCACAAGCGTCACAACGTCAGCAGACTGCACATAATGAACATCAAAAACATCGTCTGCTGTCCACGGCGTCTTAATTTCGTATGGCTCATCGCCATTCATAAGAGTCTTGCCTTGAGTATGGAAACGGGCGTATTTATCTCCAAGTTCAATGACCATCGTCTGGTCACTATTGAACGTAAAGGGAATCAATCGACACTTTTTGTTCGAGTATTTTGCGTGATTGACATAGGCAAAACCCGCGCGATTCTCCACCGGTCCTTGTGGAAGAACAACAAAATTCCGGCAAATTTCAAGCCCGGCTTGATACTTCGCGTCGTCAATACGTCCGTACATTTGCGGGGAAACCTCCCCACCAGTAAACGATCTCTGCAGGACCTTAGTTGAAGCCATAAACACCTCCGTCCTGATCGGTGTCAGGCATGAAGACCGTTCGCGCATGTGAACGGCGATTGTTGTTGCGTGCATCAGCTTGCATAGCTTTGCCTAAAGCCTCTTCATAGAGCTTCATGTAATTCGCTGCCATAGTGGCTCCTGAAGAACCTGCGATCATAGGACCAGCGAGATAAGAGGCAAGCAGCCAAGAAAGGGCATCGCAGAAATCTGTAGAGAATGCCTGCGAAGGGACTTCGTCTGACACATAACGAAGCCAAATTGACGGTTCTCTGCAAATAATCACACGAGCATTTTGGAAATTTTCAACGGTGTATTCCGTCAGGCCGCCTCGTGATCGAGATTCGCCTGGAATATGCACACTCAAGAGGTTCAAACAGTCTGCGGGAAGTGCATAAGCATGTTCTTCTTCCCCTAGAGGCTCTGTCAAAAGCGCTGCTGGAGTCTTACGTTTAACAGCGAAGCTCCAGGGGTATTCGCGCAGGATTTTGTCCTTGCAGATCGGATAAAAACGTGCACAGTGGTCGGCCTGCGCCGACCCTTCTGGGGGATCAATCGAAGTTATCGTTGCCTCATCGCCTAATCGAGCAAGCGCAACGTTACAGATATCTACATCAGTTGCCATGGGAACCTCGTAAAACCAACAAAAACGGGGGCCGTAGCCCCCGAGATAAAAGGATCACCTCCTTTCAGACATTCGCTGCGAAGTCGCTAATACGAGCACCGCGTGGCGACGGAGCCTGCAGCGTGATGCCGCAAGTAACATTGCCTTTGAGTGTGCCGGACGTCGCCGCGTTATAGACCGCTTTAAGGTAACGCGGACACGCTTGAGGAAGACGGATGTTCACACCGGCCCCGGCCGTGGTATCAGTGACCGCCGCCGAAGCAACATCAACGAATGTCGTACCATCAACAGATCCCTGAATGGTGACCTTGACGCAACCATGCGTATCTGTATCAAAACGAGCAACAACGAAAAGCTCGTGTTCTGCAACACCAGCCTTACCGATATCGAGAACATTGGTTCCGGTTGCAGAAGCTCCTGAAAGTTTCTGAGTATCCGAGAAAAGAGATTGAGTATCAAGACGCATGAGGCACCTCCTTACTTGATCTGCGCTTCGGTTGTGCTGATCGAATCGGAAACTTCGATCGGGATGTTGAAAAAGAGCGAGCGGAACTGATCTGCAGCCTCAACGATCTTGACCGCATTGGAGCTCTTTTCGATGGCAGCGATTTCAAGAGCCGTTTTGACCTCTTCACAGCAGAACATATGGACGTTGGTCGACAGGTCGGCCGGGATCTTGTTCTTGGCGCGAATGAGCGTTTTAACCAGAACGTCCGAAGTGAACGTGCCGGTGCCGCCGACAAGGTCGGAGATCTTGATATTCGCGACGCGCACAACCCCTCGCCAATCTTCTAAGGCCGTGCCAGCCTGCCACTTATAGTGGTCACGGTAAACCTCATACATGGAGCCATCGGGGAGAGTCTTGGTTTCTTGCCCCTTGTCTGTATGCTGCAGGCCAATCTTTGATCCCTTCGGATAGATGCCGAAGAACTGATCAAGCGAGATGATGAAGATCGATGTGAGATCGTCACCCGTACCGCCAGCATCGATTACGTGCTGTGCTGCCAGAGCACGTTTCGCTCCAGGCAACTGGTTGTAACGTGCAGAAATACCCATAAAACGATCCGGATTGATGTCCGTATCGCCATAGAAAATGGTTTCCGCCATCGTATTACCCATGCCCTGAAAGAATGGCGTCTGTTCAGACAAACGCCATTGAGCAGTGTTGCCGTTGACGTCGGCTAGATCCTTGTCGACCTCGGCATACATTTCGATGTTGCCGCAAGTATCCGTAACCTGTGCAGTCGTGGACTTCTGCGGTTGGACGCCCTGATAGAGCTTGCGGAACGTCGGCTCAGGAATACCCGTACGGATTCCGTGCAGATAACCGTCGGTTTTGTTGCATTCTTTCCAACGCAACAGCTTCAAAATTGGATCGCGCTTAGAAAGCACTTCCGCAATCGGAATAATGCGACCTTCCTGATCAAGGCGGGAAGCCAGATCAACGAGGGTCGGATACTGAGCAACTGGCATGTAGCCTCCTTAGTTCATATTTGAGTTGTAAAAAAACGCCCTAGCCGGATCGGTCGGTGCTGCCGATGACTTCCCCTTCACAACGACGTCGTTGCCGAGAGCTCGGCCGATGTCGCGAAAGGCTCTAATCACTCCCGGATGTTTGTTGAGATGAAGGAACGTAAAGACCTTTTGAGTCTCTTTATCGAGCATTCCGAACGCGCGATTTGCATCAACGAGCGTCTGCTTCCAGTTGCCCTGCCCGATGTCAGGATCAGCTTTAGCTGCCGCGAGAAATTGAGCACCGAGAGCGTCGCGTTGTTCTGCCTGACGTTGTTCAAGGAGCGGAGACATGCGCTCCACAATCGTTGAAAACGTTTTTTGCGAAAGATTGAGCTCTTTGCAAACTTCGCTCAGTCCATGGGCCGCGCCCTCGTCCAACTTAAAACCTTCCGGCAGATTGAGGTTCTCAGTGCTGTAGCCGCCTTCCGGCGAACCCAGTACATCAACACCAACATCATCTTTGTGCTCGTCTGCACCATCCCCATTTGGAATACCCATACCGCTATCTGAATCAGCGGCGGTGTCGGGAGCTAGTTCAGCCGTCCCCGCGGGCGGCGAATGGGGTGTGCCCGAGTCTGCGGGAGCAGCCGCCGTCGGCGTTTCCTCCGATGTCGATGCGGCTGGAGCTGCAGTGGGTTCATCCATTTCGATGTTCCTTTTCCATTAATTCAAGTAACTCTGGACAAGCGGTTTCGACTCGAGCCCGAACAGCAAGACCGATGTCGCGCTGACCAGAAGCAATCGCCATAGCCAACGGCTGAAGCGAAGTAACGCTCTTCGACATCGAACAAAGTTCGAAGATCCAGAAAAAGGCTCTGCGTCCGCTCTTTGTTCCCATCACAACCTTGAGATCCTGAAGAAGCTGCTTTTCGGCATCCTTGCGCCGTTTTGCACGCTCCTCTTCGATCTCAGGATCAAGTGGATCGAAGTCGTCATCGTGTTCGGGATTCATGGTGCCCTCGAGAGTAGAGGCTTTATGGACACTCATCACAACAACCCCTGTACAGCGGCTTGCTGCAAACCGGCAGAATTGACAGCTTGCCCCAGGTTTTTAAGAACATCTGCCTGATTCATGGCCTGCTGCTGCATTGCGGCTTGTTGTTGCACCTGTGTTCTCTGCTGCCGAATGAGTGCGAGGTTCTTACCTGCAACGATCATGGATGGAGGAACACCGTTCATTGACGAGATTTTGTCAACAGCAATGTCCGCATCGAGCTTGTCCAAGACATCCGGTTTCATCTGAGCAATCAAACCTATTTCTTGAATTGTTTTAGTGATGCCTTGAGCGTCTGCAGTACGCTGTGCCTCAGCAAGCACGGAGATGTACTCGACAGAGAGCTGCTGCCCTTGAAGCATTTCGGGCGGCGGCGGCAACAAATCGTCTTCGATCATGAACCCGAAGGCCGTAGCAACCAACGGATCAAGCATTTCGGAGTGCAGGCGCTCGAGCACGGGCCCAAGCATCATGGACTTTTCCTGCTGCAGTGCAGCAACTTCAGTCGCGGTTCTCTGATCTCCGGCCGATGCAGCGATCATTTGGAAGATGTTGACATAAAAAATGCTCTGAAGCTGCTGCTGACGACGAGCAATAAGCGCCTCAAGAGAATCCACAGAAAGACCTCGCAGATCCCAAGCCGGGCGAACCAACTGCGCATCGTTCGGACCGACGGGGATCAAACCGCCGGGCTGAAGAAGTTGATCAAGCTGACCGGTGTAAGTCATGGGATAGACCATTGCCGGATTTGTGCTCTTATCGACGAGTGTTGCCTCTCGAGTTCCGAGGCGTTGCAACGACTTCGAGAACGACAGTGCTAGTGAACCGGGACCATGACCATAAACAGAATTGGCATATGTCATCCAGCGCGGGCAAAGCGCGGGGAATTCGTCAAACCCCGCCTCAGACAGAACCTTCTTGTCAGCACCTTCTTCAAAGTAGACAGAACGCCACGGCTTGTTGAGACCGTCTCGCCTCTGCTCATCGCGATCAAAACGAGGTTCAATCCCATGAATCACATTCACGCGATGGAACGGATCGGTTTGATACAACGACCTCACATTAATACTTACGGCATCAATGCCCCACTGATCGACGATCTGTTTGGCCGTCATGCTCAATCGCCGATACATGGTATCAATGCGCCCATAAGCATCATCGGCCAACCAATACTCCCCAATCGTTAAGTTCTGCAGCGCAATGGTATCGGTCGGATGCCGTCGACAAATCGTGCAGGCAGTGCCGAACACTGGCAGCTCAATGTAGGACTTATGCAGAGCGGAATAGACCTCTGACTTTGCAAATAACAAAAGCATCTGCTTCTGCACGTCATCAAGCCATTGCCGAACATCGGGTTCTTCATCCAGCTTCGGATCTTTGGTAGTGAGTTTCAACCAAGGCCTTGCGGGTGAAGAAACGCCAGAATAGAGACCGGACGAAAGCATGTCGGCGTACTGGATTGGCGTTGGGTCTACGATCTTGCGATGACGCCGCCAACCTTCATAGGACTTCTCCCCTTCAAAAACACCTGCCTGCGGCAAGATGAAATCACGAATATCTCGCCACAACGGCTCCCAAGTAGCCCTCTCTTCCTTGAGCTGACTGAAGCGCTCGAAAACTTTACGCGGTTCGACGCGAGCCATATTTAGGAGCCCAACAGCGTGTTGCCCTTGCCAAGCCGATTCGGATCAACCGGAGCTCCTTGAGCCCCCGAAAGCGAAGTGTTGCCGAGGCCGCCAGTTGTATTACCTTCAAGAAGCGCCGCAAGATCAGCCTGCTTCTGATTAGCCTTGTTGCGCGCCTGATCTTCATTCTGCTGAGCCCTCTTTTCGGCCTCGAGCTGATCTTTGGCTAAATTTTCAGCACGGTCGTTCGCGCGCTTTTCCTGATACGAATCGTACAAACCGAACAAACCGCCGGTAATCGCGCCCCAAACTGAGCTACCCATTAGAGCCTCCTGATGAAAGTGATGAGCGGGACGGGATACGAATCGGAGTGCCGCTTGGCAAGTACCGTTGCGAGCGACGAACCAACGGCGCTTTGCCATTGAAAAGCAATGCAACCACGCTGCTTAGCCTCTCTCTCAGCAAGAACGATCAAACGACCACCGACACCTCGAGACCGATAGGCCTGCATGCAAAAGATCGTGTCGTTCGTTGCAAACAGTCCCGTTGTCTGGGGATGCACTGAGATAAAGACTGAACAGAGCCCCACCGGCCGCTCTCCGTCGAAGGCCACAAGCGAAAAACTCAGACCAACAGCATCAAGCGCCTCATAAACGGCATCGTTTAGTGCCAGCGGGAATCCTTTCAGTCCGGATTCCACAAAGTTGTGCTGAATTAAATCCGTGCAGAGTTGCCTCGCTTGAAGCAATGACATCGTTTCGTATCTCATGCCGGCAGTGTCGAGGCACGACATGAGGCTTTATGGACGCGCTACATGCTGCGCCACTCATTGTCGAAAGCTCGTTCCGGATCATAAGGACGGCGGTTATTCAGCATCTTCGCAAGGCGTGGATCCATTTGTGGAGGTACTGGCGCCGCGAACGTCAAAGCCAGAGCGTCAGCCATATCAGGTGAACGACCAATGCGTTCTTTGATCTTGTCTTTGGGTTCAAGGATCTTTGTGCCGCGGGTTGTAAAACCGTATGTAGGTGCGGCCAGATCGGCCTGCAGTATTTCGTCTGGAGGAATTGCTCCGCCCTTCTCCAGCCACTGCTTCATCTCCCACCACATTTCCATACGGCGATTCTCGAAGATGTCTTTACGCGGCCCTTTACCGCCAAAGTAGACCTCGGCAACATTGAAACGCATTTGCCGAAGACGATCGATGACGCCGGTGCCTTCGCCTGCGTCAATGAAAACCTGTGCCGGGTTGTGCTGGGCGATCTGAATAGCAACACGGTCTGCGACTTCCATGTTGTCAAGCCCACGAATGACGATCGGCGGGAAAGCCACGAGCCCCTGCCGTCGGAATATCACGGTGGAATCAGAACCAAAGCGGGCGACGTCGACACCGAGCACAACAGGCGCAGACGAGTAATCACGCTCAGCGTAATGCCTGCCTGCGGCGGCTCGAACCGTGTCAATGCTGATCAAATTGTCATCTGACGCAGCATTGAAGTCGCACAGGAACTCCTGCCGGTACTCGTTCTCAGACATTTCCTTGCGCAGACTTTCGAGCTCCTTCTCTGGAATAACACGCGTTTGTTCAACACCGTAGACCATAGCCTTCCACTCTTTCTCGCCTTTAGCCTCTCGTGCTAGCGCTAAGTCATACATCTGGCTGAACAGATTGATGCCCTTCGGCGTTCCAATGAAGACTGCCCACCCCTTGCGGTCGGCTAAGGCCGGACGGATGATCTCGCCCCAAACTTCAGGCTTCATCTGCGCTACTTCATCCATCACTACGCCATCAAAATAAAGCCCTCGCAGAGCATCGGGGTTGTCCGCGCCAAAGATGCGAATCGTCGCTCTGTTGGGCAGGATGATCGATAGTTCGCCCTCGTTGATCTTGCAGTACGGTATCGGCGACGTGTAATGCTTGAGGTAGGACCACGCAATAGCCTTCGCCTGCACACGAAACGGTGCTATGTATGCGTAAAAACCACGCTCCTTGCCATCAACAATGGCGCGTTTAATTAAGTGATTGACCGCTAGAACCGTCTTCCCCATTCGGCGATGCGCAACCAGAACGCAGAAGCGATGAGCATCAAACCTCCGATGGATTTCGTCCTGAGGATAACGCGGCCAATATGGAATTTTGACAGCAGTCTCAGTCACGTCTCAGTGTCCTCTTTTTTAGCCGCGGCGGCCCGATCCCAATAGAGCCTCAAACCGCCTTCAATTTCTGACGCAACTTTCTCGACAGGCTTTTCGCCAACGGTATCGCGAATGGCGACAAATGCCTTGACATCACCGGCAAGTGCAGCTTCAAGCATGGACGCAACGACAGCCTCACCGTAAGTGCCTTCGCCCTCACACTGCTTCATGAGCGCAATTTCCAGAAGCTCTTTGAAGGTCTTACGTCGACGCCGGGAAACTCCAGATGCACGACCTGCCTTTTTCGCATTTTCTCGGCGTTCACTCGGCGTTCGTTTCGAATTTGGGATCAAATTGCTTTCGTTTGCCATCACACTTTCTTCCTCTTCCAATTTGTCGGAGTCTTGCCTCTGAGAACGCCATGACAAACAGCCCAAACGGTCGATTTGGGCATCTCCATCTTTATGGCAATACAAGCGACGGTAAAGCCGGCATCCCAAAGAGCAAGCACCTCATCAATTTCAGCATCGGTATAGATCGCTCTATGGTGATACTGACCAATGCTGTCCCCTTTAACGCCTACAGGCACCATTTCAGTTCTTCCGGAAGAACTTCGGCCACTGAGCTTTGACGACCAAGATTGCATTCTCAATTTCGCGGCGACGATCGAACGATCCTGGCTTGAACAGTTTTGCTCGATAGGCTGCATTGACGAGTTTTTGCACCGCGAGCGGCGGGAGGAACTTTGAGACGCCGAGTGGGACTGTGGGCGGAGGAGTACGTTCATTTGTTTCTTCTTTGTCATTCATTTGGCTCCTCCCAATCCAGTTCAATCAACAGTTTTCCGGGAGCTTCGTCTGGATGCCAAACCTGTTCTCGGAAATGGAAAAGATGATCATTAACATTGAGTGCTTCAGCGATACCGTCGAAGTAAGACTTGCAGTTTGCAATCAAGTTGTCTTCATCCCGATAACGAAGAATTGGCGGAATGGGACAGAGACGAAGGTTCATCGTCGTACCCGCAAGCAGACGAACAGACTGTCCCTTCAAGGCTGTCTTAGTAACGATGAATGCCTGCATCTTTGTGGATTTAAAAATTCGAGCCTTTGAAAACCGATCAATGCGACCATTAGGTGAAAGTGCTCGGTTGGGCCATGGCAATTCAATGGTGAGTGTTCTTTTGGTCATTTACTTTTGATGGACCTCATCCAGACAGTGAAGCGAGTGCGTTGAGCCTTAGCGAGCTTGCGTCGTCCTTCACGCTTTTCAGCATCAGACTCGGGTTCAAAGAAAGGACAAGATCCTGCAGCTTCGACAGATCGAAAGCGCGCGTAGGTTTGTCCTGGTTCTCGATGAGCGCACTCGACAAGCCCACGAGCGAGCATTCCCCACTGTCCAACTTGCAGTTGGAGATACTCGGTTTTTGGCTTTGGACCAAGCGGCGCGACGTTGCGACAATCGAAACAAAGGGGCATGAAGTTCCTTTTGTAGGAACCTCCGTGGGATGATTGAGGTATCTCACTTCCATCAATGCACCCCACGGAGGGAAAACAGATGATTGAAATTGACGTTGCGATCGGCGACCAAACGGTCTATGAAGCCACACTGAAAAATGGGTCGAAGCACTGCTTCCGTTGTCCAGGACAGAACAACGACCATGGACAGAAAAACGAACTTATTGCGATCTGGACGGACAGAAATGACCAAATCGTGCGCTTCACGGAACTCGAGGAGATTGAATCGCTCACGGCGCGTCCGGACATTGCCGTTCCTCCTGATGCGCTCCGACCAGACCGGGTTGAGGAGTTGCTATACACGACGAAGAGGCCGGGTGAAGGGAGCCACGGGATTGTGTATATGCCTCTAAATCTCCTGCGATGAGATAACAGCTGAAGTTCGGGAAGCGATTGTGTCGGGCACACCGAGCGATTGAACTGAAGAAATCTCCCTCCCATCCAAAGGGGGCAGCTGCATCGAGCGGAGATGTCTGCTCGAGATTTGCGGGGAGTTCGCAAACAACTGAGTTCCCCGCAGCTATTTCCCATTGGTTGAGGAAACGAGCCATGGAGTAAGCGCAGCGGATAAGGTCGAAGAGATCAGCCAGATGGTCGACCGTAAGCGACAGTCGTGGACGAACGCCGGTGAAGTCGACGTTGACGGACGCAGAAGAATTGCGTGCAAAGAGATGAAGGAATCGAAGGCGGGGAGCTTCATCATCCGAAAAGATTTCGCCACTGATCTCGATGTCGTTGAGTTTCATTTCGTTTCTCCTCTATGAAAATCCTCGTCGCGCTTACGCGGGGCAGCTGAAGACTCGACGAATCCGATGAGGATGGAATCGATCTCACCGCGGAGGCGGTGCACGACATCCACAACAACGGGGACCTCGGGGAAGACTCCGATCGTGGTGTTCTGTAGAGCCTCGTCTAGTTGATCAAGACTTCGGCGGGCGGCGATAATGCCCTCACCGGCGCGAAGGAGAGCCTTGTTGCGGTTGTTCACCCAGTCGGTTTTCGAGAAAGGTGTTTTCATTGGGAATTCCTGAGTTGAGAAAAGCATTCGCCTGCCCGCACTGCGGGGTCTACAGCACAACGACATCGATTCCAGTTGCGAAGAAGATTTATCGTCCAAAGCGGATTCAGAGTCTTATCAATCCGTCGAATTACGACGCTGAAGTGGGTGCTGCGCACTTCGTGGAGTGGTACGACCTTGATGAGTTGGCTATCACGCGGTGCGATGCTTGCGACGGCGTTGTCCTCTGGCTGGGCGGTGATTTGGTCTGGCCGGTGAGTGCGGGGATCAGACCTGCGGAGCGCATGCCCGAAGACGTGCAGAAGCCCTTCTTGGAGGCGCAGTCGATTGCGGGCGCGTCGCCGTGGGCTGCATGCGCACTGCTGCGTATAGCCCTTGAACGGTTGGTCAATCATCTCGGCGGCGAAGGGAAGAACCTTTACGACCGAATTGAAAATTTGAAACTGCCAACCGACGAGATGCCAATCTGGGACGCGGTGCGAAAGTTGGGCAACGACGCGGCACACGAAGGGCTGTTCCCGTACAACTCGGAGGAGCACGCGGAAGTGCCCGCCGTGATCTCGCGATTCATCAACCTTCTGGTCGAGAGGCACATCGGCTCGGTGGGAGAGGCGGCGGACATCCTCGAGGCGTTGAAGTCGGCAAAGAAGGAGAGCTGACGTCATTTCTCCTCCTTCGCACGTGTTCGATAATCCTGCCAGTCGAAAGCGAGACACTTTCCGCCGTCGCGAAGGCGACTCACTGCTGCGTCACTGAGAACACTTGTGAGTGACGCGCCATTGGAGCTTGCGAGAGGCAAGTTCGAAATCACGATGGTCGGCCGACAGCGCTTGTAGCGACCGTCGATGATTTCGAAAAGACGATCTGTACCATGCGCAGAAATGGGACTTCGACCAATCTCGTCAATCACGAGTACATCTAGGTCGATATAGGCACGGATGAGATTCGCCGCATCGCCTTTAGAACGCCCTTCTTCGTCCTTCCCGTACGTGTCATAAATCTCAGAAAGAAGCAATCCGCAATCGACGATCTTTGCGACGAACCCTTTGCGCAGGGCTCCCATAACAATTGCCATGCCTAGGTGCGTCTTCCCAGCGCCGGTCTTGCCGACGAAAATTAGCGACTTCCCACGTTTGACGCTTGCCTCAATGTCTTCACCCCAAGCTAGAACTGCGCTCTTGACCTCTTCCATCTTTGCGTTGAAGGTCTGCCAGGAAGTCACCGTCATGCCTTGGAATCGCGGAGGGATTTCAAGTGCAAAGTGCTGCGCGAGGAACTTTTGACGAGTGCACTCAGGACATGCGGCGAAGTGAAACACGCCTGCGTCATTGACCCAGTAGGACCGGTATCGACCATGACGCGGACACTCGCTCCATTCGCTCTGAAATCTCGAGTCAGTCGATTCCTGCGGTGTAGTCGATTTCTGCTGTGTTTCTTGCGCCGAAGCCCGCATAGCCTTGATGCGGCCGATCATTTGTGAAAGTGCTTGCATTTTTTCTGTACCAATCAGCCTTAAAGCCTTGATATCCATTAGCGACTGAGAAAGAAACGGCTTCTTCAAAAGAGATGCCAGCCTTTTGAGCTTCGGCTCGGAATGTGTTGATGGTTGTGGTGTTGAGGGGAGCTCGCTTTGCTTTTCGGAGCGCTAGCCAGTCCTGCCAAAGTTGCTCGGGAAGATCGTCAGGCCTCTCGACAGTCGCAAACGAAGTGCGAGCCTTTCGTGGCTTCTTCTGTTTTTTCTCAGGAGAGCTTTCAG